GGTCGGCGCGTTGAGGTATTGGCCCTTTTTGGATATGATGACCTTGAACCTGTCTGAGGGGTTCATGGCATCCTTCCCCACGAACTCCTTGCCGACGGACTGTGGGACGCCGCCGTAGCCGCCCTTGGTGTGGGCAGCGGCCTCCATCAATTTTTTCTGCGCAGAAGACTTAACCGGCATTTGCCTTGGCCTTGCCTTCGGCGTCAACGCGCTGGACGACGAGCTTCTTGCGGTTGACGGTGATGGTCTTGCCGTCGTAGGCGCTGACCTGACCGTATTGCTTGTCACCGTTCTTGTCGAAATAGTCAATGTAGTCGCCGACCTTCGGCGTGTAGCGACTGGTTAGGGGGTACTTTCCCTCCTGGCCGAGTTCGCGTAGGTTGCGGGCGTCGGCGCGCTTGGGTTCGTTGGTGGCGTCTTCCCGATTGGTGTAGTTACCACCGCCAAGGTCAATGCCCATAGCCTTGAGCTTGTTGAGTTCGGCTTGATTGGCTTTGCTCCACGGACCGGGCTTCTCCGTGGACTTATGGCCCCACTTCATGTGGAGCAGTTCAGCGTAACGTGCCTTGTCTTTTGGCGTTGGAGCCGCATCGCCCCTCTCCGCCTTCGTGCGCAGGACCTTGGCTTTGCGTGCGGGGCGGTGGGTGCCGTGGGCGTCGGGCTTGGCTTCTCGCTGAAGCTGCGCCCTTAAACGGTGTTCGCTCTCTTCATGGTGTTTTTGCTCCGCAGAGCCCTTCTTGGCCTTCCGCGCCTGTTCCTGGTGCCAATGAAGCTGCTTCTCTGTTTGGCTTTTCTTTGGCGACTCATCACCCCTCTCAGCCGCCCGGACCTTCCCCTTGGCCCGCCGTGCAGCGCGATGCTTGCCGTGGGCGTCAAGACGCGACGCAAGGCTGGCGACGGCGTCTGCTAGGGCGTCGACCTTGGCTGCGTCAAGTTTCATTGGCCATGGCCCTTCTTACTTCAAGGAGTTTCTCTTTGCCCTTGGCGGTCAACATATCCGTGGGCAGTTGGCTGAGGGTGTAAATGTATTCTGCTCCGCAGCGGCAAAACGGCTCCTCAGCCGGTTGCGTTATCTCGTCGGAGTAGCCAGCCTCGCCCGCCCTGACCAGCCCTTGTTCCTTGGCCCAAGATTCACGGAGCAAGTATATCTTGCCATCTCTAAGCTTGTGGTCGGGCCGATAGTCATATCCGGACGCGCGCCAATGACTATGCCAGCGGTAAGCAATCGCGCCACCATTGGTCGCCACCACGTTGGAGATGGACGAGACCAGCTTGGCGTTCTGATCGATGATGACGCGCCGCTCTTCGAACGGCAGCTGCTTCATCGACTTCTTGATGTCAGTCTTCAGCTTGACCTTGTCAGCGGTCTTTGTGCCGCCGGGTGGGACCGAGGTGGTCCAGCCGGAGAACCGCTGAAGGGTCTTCTCGATCGCCTGCTTACGGTTAAGCTTGATGAGGTCGGCGGACGCTAGGATGCGCTTGTCTAGCTCATTGCGGAGGCGCGGTCGCAGTTGCTCCAGCGTGAACCGGGCGATGCCGGGGTGGTATTTGGCGATGCCGCCCTTCTCGACGAGGCGACGGTAGAGGTCCGCCATCGCCGTGCGGAGGTCCTCCTCCATCTGGGCGGCGGAGCGCAGTGTGCGCTCTGCGGCCTTGCGCAGCTCCTCCTGCCAGTAGGCGAGGCGCGCGGCTGAGTCGTAGCCGTGCTCTGCAATGTCGTTTATAGCTGCGGTGAGGACCTCGTAATAGGTGTGGGGGCCGGTGGATGAGGGCATTTAAGCGCGCGCGCTAAAAGAACGAGCCGGTTGGACCATTGGCTCTCTTCTCTTGAAACGCTTTCATGCCGGCCTTGACGCCCTTTGGTCCATAGTAACGGCTGAGCTCTTCTTTGGCTGCGGTCTCTTTGGAGTGGGGGTTCTTGGCTATCTGCACGCCGTGCATGCCGGCCCGAGCAATATTCTCCGGCGTGTCTTCAGTGGTGTTGGCATCCGCCTTCCCGCGCTTGTCCAGGAGCCGTTCAATCTCCTTGGGGTCCTTGGGGCCGAGGTCTTTGGTGGAGTCGCGACGGGCCTTCAACGAATCAAACCGCGCGCACATTGCGTCTGCGGCGTTGACCAGTTCGTCCAACTTCTTTGGGTCAAGCGCCATTGATCAACTCCAGGTTACGGTTGGCGCGCATGAAGGCGTCTAGGTGAGCCTCGAGTTGGGCCAGTGTGGCTTCGCGAGCCTGCTCAGCGGCTGGCCAGTCCGTGAACTGACAAAGCATCTGAAAAGAGGCGATTGACAGTTGAAACTCAGCATAGGCCCGCTGTGCCGCCCTCAGGTCCTCTTGGATCTGGGTCTCGAGGGCCTTGGTGTTAGGCACGAGCGCGTGCTCTGCGGTCGGGAAGTCGGGAAACAGCCTCGTCAAGACGTCGGGCTGAGTCGGAAGAGGAAAATGGCTTCGGAGGCTCCTGAGCCTTTTCCGGAGTGGGAGGCTCATATTCCGCCATAGCGTCGAAATCCAACACCAGCGGCGCAGAGACGAGAAGCTTGAGGTTGTTGAACTGATCACAAAGCCACTCAGCGGCCTTGGCCTTGTTCTCAGGATCAAGGTTGGGTGCCAGGACTTCATAGGCCGCTATCACCGCCTTGAGTTTGACGTCGTCCAACTTTGCGAGTTCTGAGTCAGGTTCCTTCAGCAGGTTCGGCCAGTTGGCGACGAAGGCGTTCTTCCAATCATAGAATGCCTTGGTGTACCCGACCTTGCCATACTCCTTGGGGAAGTCGGCCTGGATGGTCTTGTAGAACTCCGGGTTCCAGGCCCGATACATGCAGATGCGGTCGAAGAAGTCATACAACGGGTCCATCCACACGCGCAGGCGGTCGATGAACTGCGCCACGGCCTTGCTGTCCTCGGTCCCCTCACCAAAGCCCTCGGCAAAGGTCTCGGAGTTGAGAAGCTTGGCAGGCATGCCCGCCGCCGTCGCGATGTTGTCCAACAGGTTCTTGCGGGCCATTCCATAGGCCCCGTCAAGGTTCTGCAGGTTAAGGCTCTCAATCTCCTCGTCCGTCGTGATCGAGATGACGTTGCCGGTCTGGGCCTCTTGCACCACGCCGCGCTTCTGTCCGGTCATGGCGATCATGGCGTTGTCGATGATGGACCCGGTCTTCTCGACCTTGGCGATCAACACGCCTGCCTTGAGTGTGATCAGGTCGTCCGTCATCATTGATTGGATGAACGACTTGAGCGGGAACAGTGAGCGTTGGTAGACGGAGCGCCCGACGTAGCCGAAGGCTGAGGTGGTGTAGCCGATGTAGATCGGGTCTTCGTTCAGCATGGTCACGGTGCGCGAACGGTGGTAGGCGGTGCCTTGGACGCTCACACCGCGATGCTTCTGAAAGTCCAGGGCATTTGGGTTCTGGTTCAGCACCAAGGACCCGGCAGTGTTGAGCGGGTCCCAGACGTTGAATGCCATCTTGGCCTCTGGCAGGCCTTTCAGTTCCAGAGCGCGATCGGATGGTGTGCCTTCGGTGAGCAGGCCGACGGATGCCACGCCGTAGATGCGAGCGAGCCGCGCGACGTTCTTGATGACCTTATCGGCCCCCAGCTCCTTCCACTCGTCCTGGAAGGCTTGGCGGAGGCGCTCCTCCGGGCCGGAGCGAATGCTGATCTCGCGCGGTTGACTTTGGGCCAGGTCGATGGGTGTGTCTACCAGCTTGGCGCCTAATACATGCGTCTCGTATATTGTTTTGCAAACGGCATAAGACGGCTCGGACCCCGGTTCAATTGCCTCGCACATCAGGAGGTCTTGAAGCGAGTTGCCCAAAGCCGAGCCAGTGACAGTGATTTCGCTCACTCAGAAGCCTCCACTGTCGCCCAAGGCCAACGCAACGCCGTAGGTGTAGCAGTCCAACAGGTCGTCAGCGCGCTTTGCCGCGTCCTTGTCCCCAACGCGAAAGCCGGTGACCTGAGACACGAAGTGATTGCGGGTGGCGTCCTTGTATTTTGTTGTCTTGTTGAAAGCATGGCTCGTGATCTTCACTTCGCCACGGTAGTGATAGCCCGAGACGCTAATGGCACGCTCGTCTTTGCCAAGCGCCGTCAGGCGAGAGTTGATGGGCGTCGCCCTCAGCTTGCGGCGGGCCGCCTGCTGTAGGAGGATCTCGCCGGACGCCTTGTCCTCGATGAAAGCCCCGAGGCTCCCGCGCCGCGCTCCGTGCTTGGCGGCCAGGGCCTCAAGGTTCTGCAGCACCACCGGCAGCCAGGTTTCGAGCAGACCGCCTTCAATCTGGACAATGTCCCAGTCGAGGATGACCAGCGGGTGGTAGCCGTGCATCGTTCTGGCGTAGTAGGCCACGGCTGTGCCGTCGTTGGAGCTGCCGGTCTTGGTCGCGCTGTCGATGATCGCGAACACGGCATCACAATGAGCCGGGGCCTCGACAGGCAACTCATTGACCAGCCATTTGTCGAGCGTGAAGAAGGCCACGCCAGACCAGTCAACAAATTCGGCTTCGTATTCCTGGCGCCAGACCAGCGGGTGTTCGCGCGCCTTAATGTCGTCGAACTCCGCTTGGCGGCGGAGCATGTATTCCGCCTCAGGCTCGTCCAGGCCCCTGATCGGCAGGTTGGGGTTGGCGAACGACGGAGCATGATACTCAATAAAGCCGTGCTCTGGTTGGTTGCACACCTGCCAGAGGAAATTCTCAGTGTCAACGCCATTGGTGTTGCTGGCGGTGATGCAGGAGCCGGTCAGGTCAAGAAGCGTCGGCTTGATTGCTCGCTTCCAGATGTCCATCATGTTAGGCTTTGCGAAGCCGCTCTCATCGATGAACACGCGCTTGTATTTGCGCGACCGGCCTGCCGACTCGTTCTCTAGGGTCCAGAAATCAATGCGCCCGCCGCTCTTGGTCCTGATGACCCCTTCCGTCTTGGAGGAGCTGAGCTTGACGGGCAGAAGGATGTCGTAGAGCTCTTGGTAGACCTCAGCGATCTTCTTGTAGTCAGGAGCGAACCAACCGCAGGGGTAGCCCTTGATGGCTCCGTCTGCTAGCCAGGTTTCGCCCAACACGGACTTGCCGTAGCGGCGGCCACAACGCAGGGCCTTGAAGCGGCCACCGGCATTCTGCTCCCACTCACCGCCTCGCGCGTCTTCTTTAAGTCGATAGGCGCGGGCCTGGTCAGCATGAAGCGTCGGTAAGGTGACGCGGGTGACTGTCATTCGTCTGGTAGGCCGCCTTCAATGATGATGCGCGGGCCTTCCGGATTGTCGGACCTAGCATCCATGTCAGCGATCCGGTCACCGTAGTTGTTCTTTGCGATCTTGGCGGCGCGCCATTTGCGAGCGTCGAGCTGGAGTCTGCTGCGCTCAACCATGTCGCCACGTGTCACTTCACGAATTGATCCGCCGCCTGGAAGCTCTTTGACTGAGACCTTGACGCCGATCCTCGCGGTGTCGGCAATTGACCGGATCTCGTCGACCTCTTGTTCAATCTGCATGGCACGCGCGCGTGCGTACATTGCGCTAAAACCAGGGAAGGGGCTGTTGTCAGGATCTGACTTGTCTCTTAGGTCCCAGCCGCGAACGGTTGCTGTGTGCGGGATCCAATCGTCCTGG